TTATTTCCACTTATAGTACCTACTTCTGTCAGATTTTTATCATTACAGTCTAAATGTCCTCCTAATTCTGGAGAAGTATCTTCACCAATATTTGACAACCCCGCCGCTGCCGTAACAGTCCACACAGTGCCATTGTAATATTTTAATACGTTATTAGCAGAGTCATACCATAGATCACCTTCATTTAAAGAGCTACTAGGTGCTGAGCTTGCAATTCTATAAACTTCAGCAAAGTTATTTATACTTGATAAATTACTTACAGTTGTATTGATATTTGAAACGGCTCCTGCAACTGAAGTTACGTTAGAACTAATTCCTGCAACAGTATTTATATTGCTTATATTGCTGGCACTTGTATTTACGTTGGCAATATTTGTAGCCACCGTATTAATGTTATTACCTGTTCCCGTAGACAAGGCATCAACAATACTTCCTAAGTCTTCAGTAAATGTAATTTGACCAGAGACAATTGATATATCAGTTAGAACTGATTGGGTAGGAGATACAGACTGAAAAGCAGTTCCATTGTGGACTTTTAAAGTTTTATTAGAAGACGAATCAAACCATAAATCTCCAGCGGCTAAAGCGTTACTTCCTCCATCTGTAGTAGGAGCAGAACTAGCTATTTGATATAAATCAGCAAAATTATTAACATCATTAATATTGCTTGCAACTGTATTTACGTTAGTAATTGAACCTCCGACGTTATTTATATTAGAAATATTGGTTGCACATATATCTAAATCACTAACTATTGCTGTAGTGCCAAGCGTATTTAAATCAGATACAGCATCAGCAGTACCTAATCTTCCTATCTCAGTAGCTTTTGCAGCCACAGCACTTATATCTGTTGCATCATTAGCTACTGCCGTTACATCACTTGCTATTCCAGCAACGGTTGTGACGTTGGCTGATATTCCAGCAACAGTTGTGACGTTACTTGATATTCCAGCAACAGTTGTCACATTGCTTGCTACTCCAGCAACGGTTGTGACGTTGCCTGAAATCCCTGCAACTGTACTTATGTTGGTAACATTGCCAGCAACTGTTGTGACTTCAGTTGATTTGGGAGATAAACGATGGAACGTATAAGTATGAAGAGTGGATGTTGTTTCAACAATTCCTCCATATCCAGCAGCCAATACTATTGTTCCACATCCTATAATTGTTACTGTATTTCCTGATCCAGCTCCGTTTGCAATAGTGACACTTCCACCAGAAGGAGTATGAGAAGAAGCAAATTCTTTGATGCTAACTAAAGTACCTGCTCCAGGTGGATTGTTTATATCAGGGTTAGCAGTAGGAAAAGATGTCTCATTTGCTATTGGAACAAAACCACCAACGCCATCAACTAAATCAACAATCCTGTCATTGATTGCTGCTGTTGTTGCAATTGTTGTGTCATTGTCAGGGAAAGTCTGACCATCTTTAATTGTGTCGCCACTACTAATATTGAAGTAACGAGCATCAGAAGCTTGGGTCGTAAAATAAGTAGTATCGTTTACTGAATGTGCAGCTTGTTCACTATTAATTATTTTTGCAGCAGCAGCTAGGTCGGTAGCCGTATCTGCATTACCTGTTAAGTCACCAGTGACATTACCAGTCACATTACCCGTGACATTTCCCTGTAAATTTCCTGTTGAATTACCCGTAAGATTGCCAATAACATTTCCCGTCAGATCACCCGTAATTGTTCCACTAGCGGTAATTGCAGCAAATGTTGATGCACCATCTACATTTAACGTGCTATCAAGATCTACAGCTCCAGTAACATCTAACGTCCCTGGAATATCTACATTACTTGTCCACTCAACACCAGACCCACTGGCATCAGTTTGAATTATTTGTCTCGCATTTCCATCTTTTAATTTGCTTACATTGATTTCTGCTGTATTACTTATATCTCCATCAACAATGGTTCCATCACTTATTTGAGTAGTAGTAATACTTCCTGTTCTTTCAAGATACGCTTTTGTTACTGCGTCTTGCGCTGCTGTTGGATCTCCTAAACCTGTAATCTTATTTGTTCCCATTGCGATTACCCCAGTCATGGAGCCTCCCGCCTTCGGCAGGGCCGCGTTCGCTGTAGCTGTAGCAGTATTAGCAGCAGCAGTAGCAGCAAGAGATTTAACTGCTCCTAAAGCATTTAGATCTGCTTGCTCCTGAACAATATATAAGTTCTGCAAATCTGCATTATTCAACGCCTCCGAAGTTAAATTTGATCCATCATTCCAAGGAGACAACTGTGAATCCTTTGGTGTCTGCCTTTGAATCGTTAACTCTTCTCCAGACGCAAGACCAGATGTAAGAGTAATTTGTGTTGCACTTGTAAAGTTATAATCTGTTCCGTCGCTTAAAGTTGAAGTCTGGGTTTCTGCTAATAGATCTCTTCCCTTATAAACCTTGATATGAGACTTCAATAAATAATTAGAACTAAAGGGCAAACTAAAAACAGTCTGCCCAGTATTCGTAACTTGCGTATAGGTATCAGCCATCTTGCGGGACTCTTACGAGGACGTAGCCTTTATTGTAGAGCTTAATCGGAATTTGCAAAGAATCACTTTATTCCTGAAAGAATCTTTGCTGCTGCACTTGAATCGTCAGTCCTCTTCTGTTGGCGTGTTGCACTATATAAATCACGGCGTTCTCTCCATTTCACAGCAGAACCCTCTTCGCTTAGATTTAATTGATTAACAGCTAATTGACCATAATAATTTTTAAGTTCTTGCATTAAGACGTAAGGCAGCTCCTTTTGTACTTCCTTTATTTCTTTATTAACAATTTCCTGAACCGTAGTTGTTGATTTGTTCTTCTTAAGTGCATCGTATTTAGGATCATTCATCAATGACCTAAACGCTTCAATAGGAGTTTTGCCTTCTACATGTTTAGCCAAAATGGTAGACATATCAATTGTTTCTCTCTTTTCTGTAGGAGATACTATTTGTCCCGCTGCTGCCCCTTTTGTAACCATTACACTTTTAATGACATCAGGGCTAATAACTATTTTCCTTTTAATATTTAAATTAGCTGTCTCTACATTACCTACAGTTGAACCATAAGTCTGGTTATATAACTGCTGTAAATCATCACTCATTGGCACTCCTTCTAACGTCTTAGTCATTAACGGCCCTGGAGGATTTAACAGATTTAAATGATTTAATTCTGCATAAACTTTGTCATTAGGATGTTCTCTTGGAGTAAATCTATGTTGCATATAACGACCTAAATTTTCACCCCAAGATAATCTTATCTTTGTGCCTAACCAATCCTTTTCTTTAAACTTACCACCGAAGAAAGGACTGCCTGGAAGGAGGTTATAAGCTATTTCATTTCTTACATATCTCTCTGTCTTTTCTAAGAAGCCAGGTTCAAATAAATCTGTTTCTTCTGCGGTCATAGGTCTTTCTGTGTAGACCTGACTTTGTTTTGCATTTAATAATCTTGATGCTTCTCTAGCAGGGCCAGATCCAGCCATTTGTCCCTGAATCAAATACCCTGTATATCGTGACATTTGATCACCGAATCCAGCAGCAGTCTCAGGAAAAATAACTTCAAACAATTGTTTAACATTTCCTACCGCAGTTTTCCTTGAAATGCTACCAAATCCAACCATAAAGATTGCATCTAATAAATTATATTTATCACGATCAGTTATTAAAGCGTGTTGTGCAGCAAAGCGAAAATCTTCTAATAAAAAGAGTGAACTAATAACTGGAATACCACCAATTAAAGGTACACCACCAATTGAATTTGGCTTTAATCCTTTTGCTTCTAATTCCCTTAACCACTCAGCTCTTTCTTTAAACATATATTCAGGAGGGCCATTGCCAACAATCAAGTCATTGGCACTTAACATCCCATATATAGCCATGACATGACCCATCATAATTGCATTTGATTTTGCTCTTCTTTGTTCGGCTGGATTTAATTTTTCGTAGTTAATAGCATCTCTTAAAGTTCCAAATGGAGTCCAAGACCAGTCCATACTTTCACCCATGAATGGTGCTTGCATGTAAGGAAAACCTAAATCAGCAACCCAACTTTCTCTCTTCAATTTCATCATCGTTTCATACGCTGTCTTCCCAGGATTTTGATCACTAGGTTTATTTTGGAAGCGTAATTCTTCACTAAAACGAGCAGCGTCTTGAGCCTCCGCAGCTCCCATAAATGGAGCCCCGTAAGTACCAGCTACAAACTCTTCTCTAATTGCATCTTCTATATCTACATCACCCATCATCTCTGGTGTTAAACCATTATCTTTTCGGTACTGTTTAACCATATCTTCTGTTACTTGATTGCTATAAAAATTATTTTTCATCTCAGTATTTATCCAATCATCTATTTTCTGCTGACTTAAATTTCCATCGGCATCTGTTAAACCAAGTTGAACACCTGACTTCCTTGCTTTCATTTCAAGGTCAAATCTAACCGAGTAATTATGAAAGAAGAATCCAGCGACATTATCTACAGCAGATAAAGCATTAAGAGCTGGACGAAGAGCAGCGGGATTTCCTGTCTTCTCATACATCCATATTTTTAAAGCTGCTGAACTACTGCCTGTGTAATACAAAGGATTTAATAACTGTTTTATTCTTCCTTTCTTAGTTCTTGGTTTGTAATCTCTTTGTTCCCTTAGCTTTATTAACTGTAAATCTGTTGGCTCATGATATTTACCATAGTGATCCGCAGCTCCAGAGTATTGCATTGATTTATTATCCCAAGCATCCATGAAAACTTCTTTCCATGAATCTCTTAATTTTCTTATTGCCGCACCATATCCAGCAAAATGGGCTTCAAACACATCTCGATAAGGTTTCATATCCTTAGTTCCCCAAGGAATATATGCAGCCTCTTCGTACATCTTTCGAGCTGGGCCGAAGATTGCTAAGACAGCATTGGAATTAACATTTAATAATTGAGTTCTTAAATTAAATAATTGCCAATCTTTCGCCACTAAGTTCCTAGTTCTCATCCTCTTGTCTTGCCAAGTCTTTGGATCGTAATGTTTGAAATAATCAACTCCTTTAATCCTTATATCTCCCAGAGCCATCTCCATTTGAATAAGAGCTTCTTTTCTATTTGACTTAAATAAATCAGCCGCAGCTAAGACTCTTGCTATTGGAGATTCTTCACTAAAGTCTTCAGGATTCATATCCCATGCAGACTGAACATTTGGAGCATCAATTGAATCGTCTATATTTTCCACAGCTCCTTTAGAAATAAGATCAAGATCTAAATCTTCGGCTCCTCTGCCTTGCATGGCTTTACCCATGTTTGACCATGTATTTCTAATCTGGTCATATTGTCTTTCCGAAGCTAAAGAAACCTTATAAAGATAAAAAGAATCTTCCTTTAACTTATTTGGAACTTCTTGAGGTATTTCATTCCTCTGCATAAAATCAAATGTCTCGCTGATTTTATTAATCAACTCTCTATGACTTACTTGATAAACAGCTCTTACTCTTAAAAGCTTTTCAACAGCTCCATTAAACGAAGCCGAATCTCTTTCTAAAATAGATAAGACATTTTCTTTAGAGATGTCATTCCCTAATGTCTCTGAAACTTCCTGAGCTGTTTCTTTAAGATCTGTATTTAAAAATTTCCATTCATTTGGCTGCAATCGTTGTCCACTCTTTAATAGAGTTTTACTCAACAGACCACGATCTTCAGCAACAGATCTTGGATTAGTTCTTAATAACTGAACATAATTAGTTGGTTGACCTTGAGGAATACTGACACCAACATCTTTTGCATTATCTATATTTCTTCCTATCTCTCCACTCTTTTCAATCTCTTGCATATCATCAGCAAATTTTCCAGAAAAATCTTCTCTAAGAACATCATCTGGAGGTAAGTTTGATTGCTGAATACCTCTAATCCTTGCTAGGTCAGCGTCATTTTGTGCCTTCTCACGAATAAGGCGTTGACGTTCTTGGAATAATTCGTCGCAACTAGACATTAGGTACAGCCTCCTTTGTAGAACTTGGAATTGTTACTGCCCAGCAAGTCGTCATAGGCAAGCTTCTTAGCTTCTAGAAACTTGAAAACTTGCATAGTTAACTCAGGCATTTCTGCATTAATAGCTGCATCAATTCGAGGGACTAATCCCTGCAATTGTTTAGGTGTTAGCTTTTTCATTAATCCTTTTCTTGCAATCGTTCCATTCGCTGCTAACTCAAAGACATCAACAAAAGAAGGATCTTTCTTTCTAATGATGTTTATTTTTCTTCTTAATGCAGATAAGAACATTTTTATTCTTTCAAATGAAGATTTGATAGGCCCAGCCTTTAATTTGATCTTGCGATTAGCAAACCAAACACCAAATGCTTCGGCTTGTATTTCAAATGGAGACATACCCTCTTTATAATTTCCACCGCCTTTCTTGATAATCTCTACCATATCTGCTAAACCTTTCTCAGAGAGAAGTGCTTCCTGATACTTAGTAGCACCTAAGAAATCCAACCATTTTTGAACAGAGTGAAATGATTCGTGTGCAGCATCAATTCCAAACCATCTTGGCGAAACTCCGTCGAGTGCTGATAATCCTCCAAGGCGATGGCCTAGATTTGGATGAAGGGCAAGAAGGATCATCGACTTGTGAACGTTTCCAGTCTGATCTCCGTAAAACAAACCTGAGGTTTGACCAGCAGCAGTTTTCGTTAAAGGATCATCAGGATTCCTAGCCATGAAGGTTGCATGATGTGGCCTCCACTCAGCAACAGAACTAATTGTGGCATCAAGACCAAATAATTTTATTGACTCTATTTCGTTTAAATAACCAAGTTTATCCGGTAAAAGACCAGATATTTTATAAGCATCCTTAAGTGCTTCCTTCGCTTCGTCTGCAAGAGCTTGTGATTGTTGAATCCTTCCTATTAAAGAGTTTTCAATCTCTGCTCCATAATTCATTAAATGTTGATTCTTAGTTATTTTTTCCCCTGCCTGAATCTCCATCAACTGTTGTCTTACTAGACGCTCGTTATATTCTCCACCTGTAAAATCTGTATCACGGCCAAAGCTGCTTTGCTGTATTTTCTTCTGTGGAGATAATAAATTTGCTATATAATTTCTGTTTTCTGTAAAACCTAAAACAATTTTTTCAAGTATTTCTCTATCTGCCTCTGCTGGATTTTTGTCGTATATTTCTTTGAGTAATCTATTTGTATGATTATCAATCTTTTTCAATAAAGCGTTTAAGTCTTGGTTACGTTCACCTTTATAAACTTTTACTATTTCCCATTTTAAAGCGTCAGTTGTTTTATTTATCTTTTTATATTTCTCAGGAGGGTTCTCTCTCCATTGATCAAGTTTGTTAGGCAATTCAAATTTCATGTCACTTTTACCTTTTCTTGCAGCAGTTTGTTGATTGAAGTATTGCCTAGTTACCCATCTTCCGTCATATCCTCTTATCTTTCTTGGATCATCTGGATGAGGTGTCCCTGGCTCTATCTTTTTCCGTCCACGTTTAGCCGCAGGGGAAGCATCCATTCTGTTTTGCTGGTCTATTATTTCTTCTTGTGTTCTTGTTTTCTTAGGTAAGATCTCACCTTCAGCTTTCTTCTGTTCATAAGTTTTACTTTCGTAATCGCTAACTCTTCTTTCTGCAATCTTTTGATCTGCTTCTCTTGCAGCGTCTAGCTTTCCATTCTCTTCAATTAATCGAACTTCATTGTCTAATGCTTCAATAACATCATCAGTAACTTTTCCATTTAATAAATCATCTACAACTTTTTCAGAATTAAAATTACCTGGCTCTGGTGTCTTGGGAAGTGTTGTTGATGGTGGTCTTGCTTCTCCATTATCTAGAGCTTTCTTTGTGATTCCATTTAATAGCTCTCGTCTATCTCTTCTTGCTTGATTTAATACAAATCTCGACCCTGGAACTTGTTCAGTTACATTTAAACGTCTACCACTTAGGCTCGTTGTTACTCTTGCAAAATCTCTTAAAGCTCTTTGAACTCCTTCTTCTACCGTAACTCTTGCAACATTTAAAACATTTAAAACATCTCCCGCTGTATCAAGACCGCCTTTCCACTCGGAACCAATAGCCTTATCAATTGAATTTACTAATCTTTGATAAGCCAACATGTCATCTTTCTCAAACCCTCTTGTATCAACTCTTTCTATAGGTGCTTCACCTTCAACTTTTTCAGCCTTTAGACTTTCATTAATTCTCCTAACATTCGACATTGCCTCTTCATAGACATCAGGAGTTCTTTGAATAACTAAACCATCATTTGCCTGTAAATCTTTTAAAGCTTTAGCAATATCTATACGATCAATTGTTACCCAAGGATCACCTTTAACTTTACCAGTTAACTTTTTAATTCTCGCTAAAATCTTCTTATCTTCTAATAATTTACCTAATTGTTCTTTATTTAAATCATCCACCATTTCTAATTCAAATTCTAAACCTTCTTCACTTTCTTCTACTAAATTATATCTTTCAGTTGATGGAAACTCTTTTTCAGGAATAGGACGACTTAAGACCTCATCGGTAACTGTGACAACAGGCTCACCTGCCTCAACCCTTGTTTCAATTTCAATTAATTCTGCGGTACTACCTGTATCTAAAGCTTCCTCTAAAGCATCTGACTCAACAGCATTTTCAGGCTTTATATACTTATCTTTTAAAGATTGTTCTGCTCCTTCTGCTGTTGGTTTTGTTTCTTCAAAAGATAAAGTTCCTTGCGTGTATCCTCCATCAGTAGTTTCTTCAATTAGACCACTTTTAACTTGATTATTTCTTATATCAGTTCTACGGTTAAATATATCTTTAGAACGAATAGCACGATAAGTATTTTGGAAATTACCCTCTATCCAATCGTATGCTTTATTCGTAATAATATCTGCTTTTTCATAAATATTTTTCCCCGCTGCTAATGGCCCTTCAATATCAGGTTCCCACTTTTCAAATCCTGTCTTTGCATCTTTAATACCTTGCTTTAAAGGAAGATAATTTAATAGCCCTGCAAAAGCTGTACTTGCTGCAAGGTTGGGAAGAAAAGCTCTTTCGGCAGACTCCCACTTTGTTAACCCTGGAGTAATTGCTGGATCTTTAATCCCTGCCCAAGACAAAAATGAAGCAGCACTTCCACCTTCATTTCGATCTAACCAAGTTGAAGGAACTTCGTCTAAAGCATTAACAATAGAAAGACGACTAAAAGCACCCCACATGTTTTTAGCTTTTGCAGGGTTTAAATTTGCAGCAGCTCTAGTCAGCCAAGGAGCAGAAGCAGCAAGCGTTTGGTTTGCCGCAACAGCATTACCAATTCCTAATGTTCCAACTGCCAACCAGACATTAAGCATGAGACTTGATCTTGCCTCCATACCTTGAACTTCTTCTGTTGTCCATTCCGCTGGATCTTTAAATCCATGCGTTTTATATAAATTTCTTTGTGCTTCGTCTGTCCAACTACTAAACCATTTGTCTGTATAGCTACCTTCTCCCCAGTCACCAATATTTTGCAATGCCCCTGTTATTGCATCACCTGTTCCTAAATAAGCAGTATTAGCCCAATCCTTTGGAAGTACAGCTCTTGTTGCCCAATAGGGAACTCTTGCTGCAAACTTCCCTGGACTATCAATTCTTGTTAGCTCATGCTTGAAACCTCTAGTAATTCCTTCGGTGTAATAGTTAGTTAAACCTTCTACAACATTTAATTTTTCTTTTTCTACCTTCTCAAATGTATTAAGGAGATGGCCCATCTGACGCTGGTCATAATCTGGGGCAAGAATCCACCAAGCTAACTTGTCATACCAGGGAGATTTCTTTAAATAAGTATCTTGTTCCTCATTCCAAGGCTGTTTTAAATCAACGCCTGCCTCTGGGTGTAAACCAGCATTAGTAAGTTGCTCTCTTTTTTTATCGTACTTATTTGATATTTCATCTACTCTTGTCTGCTCATCATCTTTTTTCTCAATTACTTGAGGCTGAACAGCATTAGTCTCAGCTCCTATGTTCTCATCTTCATCATCCTCTTCAAGTAGATCGACGTTTAATGGTGTAGTTGTCATTGGTTAAACCCTCAAAGAGACAGAAGAATTTCCAGTTAAAATGTTGTTCAGAACATTGCTCGCTGAAGCCAATGCCCCAGGAAGAGCAACAGCAGTTAAAGAACCATCAATCAAACCTTTAGCTTGATTACCTTCATTCAAAAGTTGTAGACGTTCTTCCGCAGAAGGAGACCACTTAAATGGCTTTCCATTCAACTTTTCCCAAAGATCTATATTTTGTAGAAGTAATTTCGCTGGATTAATACCGTTTTGATTCGCTCCTCTTAATAAATTCAGAGGTAATTCAGATCCTTTCTTCGCTCTTTCCCAAATCTTTTTAGTTTCATCTGCTGAATAAATTGGTACTGTCTCCCATTGCTGCAATCTTTCTTTTGAAACTGGCATTGAAGCCTTGAAATAAATTCGATCTACTGGAACATTTACCTGTTTCTTTTCCTTATTATCTCCTCCTTCGTTTACATTTATTTTCTCCTTTTTCTCTTCTTTAACAGCATTGCCACCAACATGAGTTTTAAATAAAGGCGATCCTACATAATCATCAATAGCCTTATTAATTGCTTCATTTTGTTCAACAATAGATAATTCATCTTTACCTAATTTTATTGCTTGTTGTTGTATTCCAACAAGAGATTTCTCATATAAAGCTGAAGCTATTTTCGCTTCTGCTGTTGCCTTATTTAATTCTCCATTTGCCAAATAATCCATAATATCAAAATTATCATCTCTAAATATTCCTGTCTCCATGTCAGGAAACTTATCTTCTAATATTGCTGCCAATCTATTTTTAAGACTAGCTTTTAAGTTAGGTACATCAATACTTTGCTCAACTGCTGATATTTTTTTAGCCCTTATTTTGTTATAACGATCTCTTATTTTTATTCTTGTCTCTGTTGCTCTTAATGGAACATTCTCCATCTTCTCCCAAAATAATTTATCCTCTTCTTCTACATTAAATTCATTACCAATCTTTCGATCAAGTCCTTCTAAATACCCGTTCCAATCAGTCATATCAACTGAATTTTCTATATTTTTATCAATTGTTTCATTCCAATTATTTATATATTTTAATTTTTCAGTAAAGGCAAATCCTTCAAAATTTTCATCACTAAGTGCTTGTTCTTTTAATTCTGCTAATTTCTGAGGATTATTCCTAGCTTTATAAAATTCTTCAGCATAAGTTTGTTCAAAACTAGCACCTAAATTCTTTTGACCTTTGTTATATTCTTTATAAGCAACAGAAGCAACTGAATCAGTATCTACATATAATCTAGGGCCATAAACATCTCCAATTGATAATACTCTTCCATCATCTCCAAGTATTCCTGAAGGCATCCTATTTAATTGTTCTAATAAACTTTGTGCCTTTGTATTTGCACCAGTAACAGATTCCCATTGTAATTTCTTTCCTAATCTAATAATTGCATCCTCAGTCATTGCAGATGCTTCACCATTCAGCCCTGAAGTCGAAGCAGCTTCAGCTAAATATCCTGCAACTTGTTTATATTTATCCTCTTCACTAGCATCACTTTCCATGATTGCTTCTAATCCATCTGCTGTTTGAATTTCCTTTACATGCTTCTTATATTTAACATTTGCACTAAATTGTTTATTTTGTAATTGCTCCCACTCTTTATTAATTTTAGGTAAAACTTTATCAATAAAACCTGGAGAATATTCATCTAATCCATAAACATTTGCAAGGTCATTTGTTACCTTTGCTTTTAATTGGTTTATAGCTGGATCACCTGGATCTAATTTAGATAATTCTGTTCCATTCTCTAACCATGCTTTGTTAAATGCTTGCGGTACTAATGTTGCTGTAATTGCACTTGCTTGATTTAACATCCCTGCCTTTCGGTAAGGATTTAATTCATCCATTAATACTCCAGCCGCTTCATTATTTCGATGAACAACTCTATTGTCTGCTGCATAGTTCTTTTCACCTTGAACCATTGCATTGTTATTTCCTCTATTAGCCTTTAATAATTCTTGCTGTCCTTTTTGATATTGATTTGACGCATAAAGTTCTAACCCTGCATCAACAACAGGAACTAATAATTTAACTGCCTCTGATAATTCCTGAAGACTGTTATAGCCTTTTACATTAGAGACATTCCCTCTCTGAATAATTTGTACTCCAGATGCACTTGGAAGCATTGAAGGTTTCGCCGGAGCTGCGGGATTAACAGCCTGTTTCCTGAAAAAACTTGAGACAGGTTTGGCAGATGGTTGAATCTGACTTAGCGGTAAACGATCATTAGCCATTAGCCATTACCTCCACCAGTACCAGAAGACGTGTACTTACTCATGGTTCCGTAGGTGTTGATGCCGGTTCCTACAGCTCCAATAGCTGAACTTAAGAATGCCGCAGTAGCACTCGGAGCCCCGCCCACCATTGATGGAGGTACAGCACCAACCATTGTTGGTAATGGTGCAAACGGACGTAATGGATCTTGGTACTCTTGCATTTGATAAAACTGCTGAGAATTGAACTTTTCTAAATATCCAGCTATCGCCCCTGCTTGTTCTCTCGAAAGTTGTCGATCTCTAAATCCCTTATTAATTGCCATAATCGTTGATTGATTTCCTAACTGCATTTGATAGTCGTTCTGTATTCGATCAACCATTCCTGTATCTCCAGCCATCGCACTAGCAGCCATCCTTAATGCTTGTGTCTTGTAATGAAACATCGACATCGCATCAGACATCGCTTGCTCTGCATTCGCAGCGTTTAAAGCA